GGAAAGAGTCATCCAAGATGTCCACTTGCGGACAACGACATCTTCGCCCTCAGTGTTCTTCACACGACCAGCGAGAAGGAATCGGACAGATGGAACAGGGTCTGTGGTCTTGCTGAACTTACTCGGAGGCAGGGAGGCCACCTGATAAGAAATGATGCAAGCGGACACATACTCGTCCACAGGGAAGTTGAGAAATTCGCTACGATTAGCGAGGGGGGATTGCTTGTTTGCTGCCATTTTATGCTCCTTTTGAGTTATTCTAGGCGTTCAAGTGATTTTCCATTACATAAACATAGTAGAAAAATCTACTTTGTTTTCACTACATTTTGAGAAGTTTCCTCAAAAATCTTGATTCTATCATCGATAACTTCCACGAGAGAGTCACAGAGGCTCTTCTGCTTGCGGAGTTTCCGAAACATATTGTACCCACCGATGATGACGTCAGTGGTGAGAAGAATCTTGCCGATGGCTTCGGAACTTTTCTGGAGTTTGCTGCGTTCCACCAAAAGTCTCTTTGCAAGAGATTGGGCCTTCTTGGAAGTGTTTACTTTTTTCATTTTATTTTATTCCTTTTTTTTTTGGTTGAGGGTTGAAAAAAAAATGGGCACTGGAGGTGGTTATTGGATTGTATCGCAACCCAGTACCCGCCGCAGTTGGGAAAGACTGCGGTTACTTACGATGGTTCATAACTCTACGAATGAAGGCTCTCACTTCGGGAGGGTATTGATTAATAACTCGATTCTTCTCCTTCCATTTGGAGTAAAGGGTAACGAGTGTCACCATACCTAGCAGTTCGACATAGAGAATCAAAAACCAGTACATGAGACAGAGGCAAGACCAGTACCAAGGCCAAGCGGTCAATTCCCATTTGGCAAACTGACCGACTCCGACGAGGTGAAGTATCACCGCCACAAGAGTCCAGACGAGTACAACAAAGGAGAAATATCCGATTTTCACTGGTCTTGCCCCTACACACTGTACTTCACGTAACGAGTTCCAGCACCCTGTTTCAAGCACTTCTCGTATGCATCAGGGTACAGGTTCTGGAGTTTTGCCTTATCCACAGTGACCGAACCCTTGCGTTCCACCCAAGTGGCGAAGGTTCGACCCTTGTGCAAGAGCTTGGAGGCATCCACCATACGGAAGCTCAGGGAGTTCTTGAATGCTGCAAACTCTTCTTCTGCCTTTTCATAGGCTTCCTTGAGTCTTTCATAAGTAGCAACGGTCTCGTCATCCACTTCCTGCGGTTCACCAGTGTGACCAGTCTCGCCAGCCATTGCAGCAATAGCATCCTTGTCTACTGCGAAGAAGCCCAACTCAGCAGGGGGAGTCTTATTCTGGATACACTCCCATACAGTGAGGCAACGTTCCTTCATCTTTTTCACGAAAGCAGGATTGTAATCCACTTCCTTCTCGAAGTACTGATGACCACGGATAAGCACTGCGAAGTACGCCTTGCGAATTCCAGTGACATACATCTGCCACTGAACCTGTGCGTAGTAGCGGTCTGGAATTGGATTCCACTTCGCTTCACTCTGTCCTGTCTTGCACTCGATGATGCAGGGGCGACCTTCTTCATCGTAGCACTGGGCATCGAGAGAACACTTAGCCCAATCATCCTGATAGAGCCTTCCACAAGTTACGTGTTTGAAGTTCGGGTGTGTCTCCATAAACTTGCGAACGAGTAAGTCTTCAATCCGATGACCCCACTCCAGATAACCGTCAGAGTCAGACTGGTCTGCTTCAATCAGCCCCAACTTCAAGGAGTAAACTGTGAGCGGAGAGGAGTACTTGTCTGGAAACATAATACTTGCGGCTTCGGTAGCAGTGATGCCCTGCTTACGCCAAGCCACCCACTCGTCCGTACCCTGTTTTGGAGCGTTCCTGACTACGTACTTGAAGTCCATATCCTGAGCGAGAATCACATCGCAAGGGCGGAGTGCCCCACGGTTGTCATCCCTACCAAAGCAGCAGGGTTTCATATCGAGTTTTTCATTCATCTTTACATTCCTTTACTTCGGTTTCATTGTCCTTCGTATACCTGTTAAGATCGTCGACGAGGTCTCTGATTGTCTGTTCCAACTTGTATGTTTGACGGCGGAGCTCGTCTATTGTTTTGTTGGATACACCCTTCCCCATTACGAGACTGCGATACTCGTTTAGGGTGATAGTGACAGTCAGCTCACGAGGTGCCACGAAGTTATCTGATTCTCCGTAGCCATTGAGTTTCTTTTCGAGAACTTGTGTATCGTTACTAGTGCACATTGTCAGCCTCCTTTTCATCTTTCTCGGTAATACCCAGAGGGATGTTCTCCACGAAAGTAAGCTGGTTTACTCCCACGATGCGGTAGATGTTGTCAGTAAAAGGTAAGACACGGACACGGCAGCCAATGTGACGTTCAGCGTTCTTGCCAAGAAAGGACTCTTTAATACCGACCAAAGTACCCACACCCTGTGACTCGCCATCATTGTAGTAGACCTTCGGACAGGCGTGTTCTTGCACGACTTTCGCATTGTCGAAGCGGAAAGTGTCACCACCGGCAGGACAGAACACCCTGTAATTGACGGAGCCATCGGAGCTAAAGAGAATCTCTTCGAGGAAGCCGTAGTACCTGAAAGGAGTTTCGTCGTTCGTCGGGGTGTCCCAAGCGACCACGAGGCGACCACCTGTGAGGGCACCGAGTTCATCGATAGTGGTGTATTTGATAGCGTCCTTGTGGAGAGAATTTGCTGTGATATTTTTGGGGAAGTTGAGTCTGATTCTCATAAGAATTTACTCCTGTTGAGTGTTGTTTAGTTTGTTTTGAATTTCGTTCCACTCGTCATAGACAAGTTTCACTTTGAGGAAGGTCTCGGCATCGCCACCCTTGTCGGGGTGATTGCGGAGTGCCCAAGCCTTCCACTCCTTGCGGACATCTGCTTGCATTGAGAGTCCATCAAGCAGTTCCCTTATCTTGAAGTCCACAGTCTTGTCGTTCGAGAGAGCGGCAGTGATGTTGTTCAAGAGGGCTTCGTTGTCCGTGCATACTCGGAGTATGTCCGAGCCGAGAATGCACTCACCGAAGAAAGTTTCTTCCAGTCGTTTCCAACTGAAATAGCTCAGTATGTGTTCTTGCCCAGTGGCCACAAGCCTACGCCACCAGAGCACGAGACTGATTTGAGAGGTCTTGTACTTGCGTTCAGCCAGACCAATTAGCAAACTCACGAAGGGTGCGGACTGCTGTGTGCTGAGTTCCAACATTGCAAAGTGCGGGAGTTCACCACGCCATAGCTTCTGCAACTTAAAGACCCTAGCAGTGTTGGTAGCGGTCTGTTCCAGCTGCTTCCAGCGTGGTTTCAACTTCCGTATCTGCTCGGGATTGATTCGCAGCATCTGGTCAAGTCGACAGAAGAGGTCGTCTATTTCCCAGTTCTCCATCACTTCTTTTCCTCGTAAGCGATGTTGCGAAGTAAGTCCTGATACTTCTGGAGTTCGTCAAACATCGTCTTGAATCGCTTGTCAATGGATTTGATGTAGTCATAAGTCTTGCCCGACTTGCGAGCCTCGTACTTCTTCACCAGCTCTTCACCGACAATCACTCGACCCTGAACCCAGAGGATTCTGAACAAGGGTTGATCCCTGTCGAATAGTGGGAACCGTTTTTTTAGCCTACTGTTAGTCATCGATGACAAGTGTTGGAACCCGAGTGCGGCAGGGTGGCCGTGGGCCATATAACCTTCACGCACTACATCGCACGCAACGAGGTCAGTCGCACGCCGTTCCATCAGGGCCAAAGTCTGATTCAAGTCTTCGGTAGTAAGGACACTCAGAACACTCTGAATAGCAGTCGCATCCTTCACCTGGGAAGGTACAAACTCCGAGTCTTGTGACTCCTTCTTCAATACTGTTTTGGTCATAGTTCACTCCGTGTAAGTGTTTATTAAGTTTTGATTGGGGCATGATTTACCGCTCTATTTATATAGTAGTTTGGGCGATTCAAAATAAACCGCATAAAAAAAAAAAATTCATCGTAAAAATGCATCGTTCCTCTATACTAGTTTTTTATTTATTTGAGAATTTTTTTTTTAATTTTTTTTCACATAATAAATAGTATAATGAAACGATGTATTTTTTTTAAGTCCTCCCAGTTAAGAACTCGAAACCAGTAGGTGTGCTCCGCTAATCATTTTTCAGTCTTGCGTCCATTTCATCCTCCAAAATCTACAGGAAAGACAACAATAAACTTCTTCTTACAGGAAACACACCGCAGTATAGCTCCCGATGAACGTAGCCCTACACGAACCAGTTCTGTTTTTCCACAAAAAGGACAATACTTAATCATATTTTTTTCTCCTTTGTTTGTGTGTAAGTTAGGTTTCTTCTTTTACTAAATGCATAGATAGTCTTGCTATTTCTACTTGTTGCTCTTCAACAATTTTTGCAAGTTCTACAATGCGTTTAGCACCACCCTCAAAACAAGATATAAGGTTTTCTATTCTGGACTTCGAGACAATGTAGTAATCTCCAAGTACCTCTCTTGCTTTTAAGTCAGTAATATCAATAAGTTTTTGCATTAATCTATTCCTTAGTAATTTTCTTCTTGTCTTCTGGTCGTTCAGTCGATAGGCCATAAGCATCTCGCCCACCACAAATACTGCAAGTAGATTTACCATCTCTTGCAACATCTTTTAACTTTACGCACATACACCAATGCTGGTTTTCCAGATGATTGTTAGTGTGTACGCTTATCTTATCGAGCTGTCCATAAATTTCAGTACCGTTACAATCTACTCCCAATAAAGTTTTTTCGTTCATAACTGCAACTGGTTCATCAGTAACTGTTTTTCGTTCGGAGTCACTCATCTTCCTGATTTCTCTATCAAGTTGTCGGAAGTGAACATCAAAAAGCAGTTCTTGTTCTGCCTCAAAACATTCCGCTTCCGTTGGTTCAGTAAAAAAAGGCATCTCATTCAGTCCTCTGCAACTGGTTCATCAGTAACTGTTTTTCGTTCGGAGTCAGTCGACTGATAGACTGGGCAATCTTGGCTACACTACCAACATTATCACGTGTATCAAAGAATGTGGCAAGGGAACCAGATACCAGAACACACTGACGCTTCACCTTGTTATGTTCAATTCCGAGCATACGACTGACAGCATTGACTGTGACCTTCGGCACGGAGAGAGTCGCACGAGTCTGGGCCTCCACAATCTTGACGATTTCTTCCTTGACCTCAGGGGTGAGGTCGTTGGTGAAGAACTCAGTTCGGGCAGGGTAGAGTTTCTTGCACGCAGTGGGTTCACTACTAGGAACGTCTGCTATGGCACGAGGCTCCACAGGTTTAGGGGAGGGGTTTGTGTTAGTAATAGGTGCGGACTTGATAGGATTGTTATAGTTCATAAAAACTCCTTGTGATGTTTGATGTAATATAGTAGGTTTAAGTGTGGTTTATTCACTACGCAATTTACTACTATATGATTATGAAACGACTTGATTATTACGCAATACTGAAAAAGCAGCACGAGGACTTTCGTCTGACACCCCAGTGGCAGGTGTTTAGAAAGTATGTCCTTGCATCCCGTAACCAAACTTGCGAGTTCTGCGGCAAGCATTACAGTAGGGTTCACAACTTAGATGTGCATCATAAGTTTAGAACTAACTACACGAACCTAGAACCCTCTAGGTTTATGCTGCTATGTAAGACTTGCCACCAGTTCCTACACAAGAAGTCGGGGACTCTCCGCTGCTCGGTCAGTACACAGAACAGGTTGATGACTAGACTCCCATCATCTTGATGACAACCACTAATAGTAGGAGCAGTAAAGTACCACAACCACCAATAAAACTACCGCAACCCATTGTCGGTTTCCTCCAGTACATCTAGTTGCCCGTTGTCGAGTTCTTCTTGTTGATACCTCGTCCGCACGAGGCGTGCAGTGTGACAGGTTTTGAACAGTTCATACGCTGCGTTGGCTTCCTTCGGTTCAAGCAACTGCAAGTCCACAGCGTCAAGCTGATTCTTGAAGTCTCGATAGTCAGTGTACCCACGCTTTATGATGTCATTGAGAATCTTTAGGACTTCTATGGTGTAGGACTTACCTTTGATGATGTCCCGCTTTACATATTTGTTCAGTCTGATAAGCGATGACAGCGGATATTCACTGCCAGTATATGTGGATTGTCTGGTGATACGGTACTCCACCCAAGCATCAAACCAAGCGATGTCCTTAATCTCAGGCATAGCAATTCCACCATCTTTAGTCTCTCTGGACGAGAACTCCACACCAACCTGACAGTGGGAGAAGTCGAATGAATCCACGAGTTCTTGCAATGTGGCCTTACGGTAGGTACAGAACTGGATTACTTTTCCGTGAACCTTGACAGTGATGGCGTTCTTTGTTTCGCAAATCACTTCACCTTTAAGACTCTCAATGGTATTTTTTCTGATGCGGTCAGCGTTAAACGACTTACCAAATGCAGGGTACACATCGTAGTCGTTTGGCACTTCGTCCATAAAGCATCCACCTGCTACACGGAAGTCATCGTTGTCCAGTATAAAAGCGATGTCCCACGCAGGGATACGCTTGGCTCTGATAATCACAAAATTTTCAAGTGTTTCTTTGATGTTCATATCAGTTTTCACCTCCACCAAGATACTTTGATTTTTGCATTTTGTTTACTCCTTGTTTTGAGTGTTAGTGTTAGTGTTGAATATATAATCGCAGGCTATCTGAGCCTTGTTGCAGATCTCGGAGAACTCTGCTGCTTTGAAGTTCTTGATGCGATTCCGCCAAGACTGGCAGTAGGCCACAGTCTCCGTTACGCACTTCGTGGTGTCGAGTGCGAGCCTTCCGATACACAGACAGGCAGTAATCTCGGCTCGAAGTTCTTCCTGAGCATAGGAGCTATCACCGAACTTGTCTTTGTGTAGTTCGTCGAGCCTCTTTGGGTGACCAGTGGAGTGGGCAATCTCGTGGAAGACTGTACTCCAGAACTGAGGGAGATTGGAAAAGTTTTCCCAACCTGGCACTTGGATTGTGTCTTGCTTCGGCGAGTAGAACGCAGTGTTCCCACCACCAATAAGTGTCACCCCTGTCCGTTCGCAGTACGACTTAACAATCGAGAACACCTCGTCATCACCACTCGGAATACCACCGTGTTCCCACTTGTCTCGGTACTTGGGTTCAATACCTTCCGTATCAGTGCCGATACGGAAGACGTAATTTACTGAGCGTCCAAACCTGTGCCCAGTTACTTCACCAGTTTCCTCGTCTTTGATATCGTACCAGCCTCCGCCTACAACTGGCTTACCGCTGCCCTTACCGCTGATGACTTTGCCACCAGCTTTCTTGATGGCATTGAACGTCGCATACTCACCAGCGAAGTCCAGCATCATTCGGTTCACGAGGGAAGTGTAGGGTTTGCCAGTGGCGTAGCTGATGATGCCGTTAGGACTGACCACCCAAGGCTTCGTCCACGGAATCACTTCGCCATCCAGTTGGGAGAGTATTTTATCAGTGATGAACTGGTTCTTGTCAAACTTCTGGGTAGCCATATTCCTTTCTCCAAGTCTTGATGTGTTCAATGAGGGCGAGCACTTCGCCGACGGACAGCTTGCTGCCATTGGGGAGGAGCTCTAAAACTTCTTCATAGCCTTTTGTATGGTAAGTTTGGCACTTACCATAGAGAGAGTCCGAGTACTGCTTTAGGTTTTCAACCACCGAGCACAAATGTGCGACGTAGACCTTAGCTTTCATGCCTAGCCTGAACCGCTTAATCTCGACGAGTGTTGAGTTTAAGTCCTCGATTTCATAGTTTATACTGTCAAGGATGGACTCTATGCCATCCCATTCTTTGTTGTTGTTCATTGTTGCTACTCCATATAGCCGACAAGAGTGTATGCTCCCACCAGCAGGATAAAGGTGAATACAGCGACGACAATATCAAGCACTTTCTTGCGACGTGCTACTGCTCTCTGATACTGGTACCAAGAGTCATAACCTTTTGGCAAAAATTCTAACATTCTTTATTATCTCCTTCGCAGTTCTGCGATTGTTAAGTTTATGGTGTTTCCGCAGCCAATGGCTGCAAGAACCTTCCGTCAGTTTTGACTGGCCGTCAGCAAGTCGCTGGGCGAACTCACGGACAAACCCTTCGGGGAAGGCTTTTAGGAAAGCGTAATCATCTAAAGTGGGTGCTTCCGTTGTGAGGAAGTCACTGGGGACTTCTCGCTTGACACCTTCTTTAGATGAGTATGTCTTACGCACCGAGTCTATTACGGCAAAACTGCCGATGTTGATTAACCACCAGCACTGGGCGGTCTCAGGTCTGGACTGGTCGAGTGTTAAGAACGCCTGAGTCAGACCGTCCCACGCCTCATCATAGGAACACTTGACTCGAGTCATTATGGTTTTGACACAAGTAATATACTGGTAATCGTTCACTGGTTAGCCCTCCAAGTAAGCTATTGGTTTTAACACTCTCACGAGTGTTTTTATTGTCTTCCCAGTACCAAATTTGAAGGCCCCGTACTTAGCCAGACCCGCTGGCAGGACGTACATTGCCTCAGTTACTATGCACTGGGCAGGTCTTCGGTCTAAAACTTCGATGAAGTCAGGTTCACAACTTTCATCTTCTAACTGGTATGAAATAAAGCAGTCGCTGGCTGAACCGCTGGCTGAACCGCTGGCAAAAACTGCTAGTATCGCCAGACCAAAACTGTCATCAGGAAACACTGAAAACCCGAATCTACGAGTAGCAGTCGGATCACCAAATAGAATAAAACTCCGCTCACCATGAGTGACGAAACGCTCACAATTAGGACGCATAAAAAAACTCCAGATATAAAAAAAACTGCAACCGTTCCCACGAGTGCAGTGTTAAGGTTTATTTTGAAAGTCGGTTTACCCCTTGCGGTCAGCTTTAGGCTTCAGCGGACTTGTTGAGTATTTCAATGATTTTATTCACCACTTCCTCACCAAACTTGGCGAGGAGCTTTGCGTTCTTTTGAACGCTTTCAGCGGTTACTTTGATTTCGTTAAGTTCGCAGCTTTCAAGATAGCCCTGAGCCTTTGCGATCACTTCGGCCTCATGTTTTTGTTTTTCAGCCAGTGCTTTCAGCTCCTCTTCAGTCATCGGCACGAGGTTATTACAAAGGAACTCATAGACGGAGGGTTGTTTGGAAGCCTTGAGTGCTTCATTTTCGTACTTCGTCCATTTGTCGCGAATATAACCTGCTGAAGTGAAGGTGAGATTTGCGAGAGTCTGATAGCTGAAACTTGCCCCCTTACCACTAACTTTGGAACCAAAGAACTCGGAAATGGTACCTTTCTCGGCAGTTTCTAAAATACCTAAAAGACGGTTTTTGGCTTCTGCCCAGCGAGGCATATTTGCGAGTATGGTTTTGCCATTTTCGTCAGCTTCGAGGGTGAGGGTGGTTAAGTTTTGGTTATTCATGATTTTACTCCTGCCCCAGTAGGGGTCGTTTATGTTGTTTTTTGTTTTTTTTTTAGAGCTTTTTTATGTGCTCTATTTAATGCATATAATATGCACTAAATGGAACACACCCAAGCAAAAAAGGGGTAAACCGGATTTTCAAAAAGCTATCAACGAGTAAACCGCTGATACAAATAAAAGTATAAACTTTTTTTTATATAGTCAATACATAAACCGAAAAAAAAACTTATTTTTTTCTTACAACAAAAAAAACACTATTAAACCGCTTTTTTTTTTTTTTTTGTTCGG